ATAAATACTGACCCACAGTTGGAACAGTAAATGAGCTCATATAAGTTGGAGCTGATCCTGTAATTGGGGTAGCCTGCGTAGAAGCAGCAAGCATTGCTGCAATATCTACAGGTGTATTTGCGTAAAGGGTATTAGTTCTTAAGTATCTGAACTTGTTGGTTGAAGAATTAAATATGAAGTTGTCGAAGTTAATCTTGTTGGAGATAATCTCCATCGTTGCTCCTGCAGGCGGGAACCCACCTGTGCCTGGGGCACCCGTAACATCATCATATCCCGAAACAACGGGACTCTGAGCAGAAGAACCGAATGTAATTAAGCTTGACTGAAGAGGAGAAACATAGTCGCCATCAGTATATCTGTATTCATTATGGATATACTTACCTGCGTCAGGATTACTTGTAAGACAAACTCTAAGTATAGTTATTTGGTCTACATACGGACAGCCTACATTGACCGTAACTGTTACATTGTCTATAGCTGTAATCGTAATTACGACTTCATTAATATTGTTGACATTCTTTTCTACAACTAAAGAACTTGATGCAGATACAATGCCTGAGCTTTCTGTTATATTGTTATACGTAGCCTCAACTTCAAACTCTGCAGTCGAAGAAGGGTCTACCGTGTAAGTAACGGTACTGTCTCCTACTACTGACCCTAAGTCTACGCAGTAAGTAGCTGTATCTCCTGCAGCAATTGTAAAGGTCTGACCTATTCCGCAAGCTAAACACTCTTGTGGCTGTGGTATCTCCTCCTCATTAGAGGATAGAACATACTCGTTCATATATGGGTCAAAGCCACCAAGCTTCTGTGTATTAAAAGATTCAATAAACTCATCTCTAAACCAAGTCCGCATACCATACTCTGATATCACTTTTAACTGATCAGAGCTGTATGAGTTGCCGACAAGTTGAAGGACAGCTCCACGCTTTACGTCAGTAAAGAATCTATAGTATCCCCATTGAACGTAGCTCTCGGGGTTGAAGCTGATACCATACTTCTCCACTCTTGCAATCTGCGTACCCAACACTTCAGGCACAGAGGTGATAGCACCACCGGCTGCAGCATCTGATAGCAAATTCTTACCTGCAAGTACGTATGAAATCTTATCTTCTTGGAGTACAAGCACGTCAGTCTCACGCCCATCCATCTTATAGATAGGACCAAAAGATACTTCTAAGTATTTATAATTAAGGAGTCCAAAGTTGAACTCATTAAGCTTGTTAACATTTGACTCAAAGTTATACACACCACTATATGTGATGTCGGCAAACCTATGCGTGCGTTTATAATCTTGTGCCGATACACCCGAAACTCTGTTGCCAAGGTTAAAGGTCTTACCAATAATTGAGTCACGAATCTTGTAACTCTCAGCACCATTACCAAAACTGAAGCAGTTAAAGAACTCCGTATTTACAATAGCCGTAGTATTTGTGCTAATATTTTGATTTTGTACGTTACCTAAATGGTTGCCATTTGCATCTATACCAAAAGAAAGTTCATTTTCAAAGAATACATCAGGTAAAGCATCGGCAGGTTCTGTTTCAAATATTATAGTGGTTTCAGCCCTAAATACCTCAATGTTAGCAGTAATCGAGGACCTGCGCTTCTCTCTTGAAAGTACCCCACCGCAACGAACAGTACCACTCATAATCAGCGTCAACTGATTATTAGCAGGGTTACGATAGAACCTATAGTAGTTAGTACATAAATCAGTTGGTATATCAATATTGCTTGATGCAAGTGTTGGTATATACACGTTATCAGCCTCGCAGTTATTGCCTCCAATATCTTGAACACCATCATTAAGTATCTGCGCTACATTATCACCATTGAACCAATCCTGCATATTGTCGTAGTTCGCAGAAGCAACCAATGTTTTTTGCAGAGTATAGATACGCTTTTCACAAGATGCACTTCCTGAACCCACGCCAAGACGTTGGAACTTAAGGTCAAGCTTGATACGACTACCGGCAGGAACAGTATAGTCAACCCAAGCTGAAGTAGCGGTATCAAACCTATTCATTGGGTAATTGAGGATTGGATACTCTCCTGCTTCATCCTGATCAACTTGCTCGGTACCCGGAGCTATAATAGAAAGCTCATTCTGTACAACAGCAAAGTTGTTAGGATTAATCTTCATATATACTCCTGAAGGAATAGGAACATTTACAGCAGGATCAAGCTCGCTTGGTATCTCAATAAATCCTGCTTGCTTTGCTTCTTTCTCAAGTACTGTAGCATATACGCAAGTCTGCGTAGGACCACTCGTGTCAGCTTTTACAATCAGCCTATCTCCCTGCTCAATTTTACGAGCGTTCTCACCCTCAAGCAAGAAGTAAGCATTATTGCTTAGTGGGTCATTAAAAAATATGCTACTATAAATAGTGTCGTAATTCTCTTCATCGGGCTTGATAACAAACTTGTATCTCTTCGCCCAATATGGAGCTACTTGTGTAGGTGGTATTGTAACCTGAATAGAGTTTTTGGTATCAGAAGCCGAGCAAGGTACGTGTACCGTATTGTTGGGGCTTACAAGTGCTGTAGTAGAGCGACCATACTCATCCATATACACAATACCAATCTCATAACCTCTATTGCTATGCAAGCTCTTTGGTGAGTTAATCTTTTGATAGAAAGCCTCGGCAAAGCTAATTGAGTAGTATTCGTATTCATTAAAAGTGGGGGTAGTTGTATTATCTACAAATCTCATTGCAGGCATAATAAATCCAATCACCGTACTTGCCGGTGAAGTAACTAAACCAATAGGCTGACCTGCAGCACTAATACCACTTTGATATTTTATAAGCGCATCCAAGTTGTTTGGAATAGCGCAGTTGATTTGATCCGTAAATGTCGTTCCGTTACAAGCGTTGGCAACAGTTTGAATATTTGCAACGGTACCTACCGCTTCTTGAAACTCAATGCTTGTAACCATCTCGTACACTGAACCGTATGTTGTGGGCAAAGAGAAAGAGAAAGTTGCAGCAACATTTTCAGTAGTCTCTGTAGGAGGTGGCGTATCTCCTGTAAAAGATTGATGGGTAAGACGAACCTCAAGGGTTATAGATGCACCTTCAATAAGGTCTAACCCAGCCAAGTCAATATTTACAATTGAGTTTGGTATTGTACCGCCATTACCAAAAAAGTATATACCCGAAGTTGTACTGTCGGGAACAGTAGAAGTATCAATTAATTCAGAAATTAAATTGGCTTCATACTCAAGCTTTACAGGAGCTGCATCAGCATCCAACATATTATACCCCTCAACGTAGTTGCCATACATCAAGCGGTTACCCATAATGGTTTGCGCTCTTGCAAGTAAAGGCACGTTATCGTATAGTCTAAGAAGCTCGGACTCAGGAAGGATAGTAAATATCTTACTGTTTGTAAACGTATAAGTGTAGTTGGTATTATCAGCAAGACCAAGATTTGCCTTGTCAAGCTTTTCAATTATTTTAATAATACTTGTGCCCGCTTCTTTAAATAAAAGGTCAATGCCTTTTACAAGCGGTCCCCCTGTATTATAAGTTACAATGGCTGTATTGTTCAGGTTTACCATTCCCTCATTAAGGAAGCTATTGATGCTGAACTCAAATGGGTTTGGTTGGAAAGCAGGAGCAGACCACTGAGAAGTGGCAGAATACTCTCCGTCTTCATAACGATAGCGATAGGCAAAACATATAAACCTATCTTGTAAAAAGTTGGATTGATCTCCTGTAGTTATAGGCTGTACTCCGGGAGCTTCAACAGGTGGTTTCTTTATGACAAGGATTGACTCCGCACTGAATTGGTCTATGTTGCCAATTGGATCTGCGTAGTTACGAGTAAAGTTGATAACTCTTGGAGGGTTGTAGTTATCCGTAAAAAATATCAACTTGTCAATTAGGTCAACCCCTGTGATTAAATATTGCGGATTAAAATTCAGAGTGGTATTTACACCATCTCCATCGTCAATACTAACTACGTGATAGGTTAGTATCCCTGTCAGCACATTAAAGGATACAATCATATCAAGCTTCCCTGTAGCGCCTACAGGAAATGCTGAGTCGTGAATAAACCAATAAAGCGTTTCATTAGCACTATCGTCAATAGCTCCAATACATTTTGCAGAGGAGCTAAGCGGAGTGCCATCAATATATTTTAAGGTAGTAAGCTGTATGTTTCCTTTTGTGTTCTCTACAACACCTATCTCAGACTGCTCCGTGGAGCCCATACGGATATTGAGTGCGTTGATGTACTCTCCGTTTGGAACAAGTCGCTCGTCTACGACCTTGTTCATTTTACCCGCTATGAAGTTCCTCGTGATGTTTGCCATATTATTTTAACCACTTGTCCATACCACGCAGGTTCATAAGAAGTCTGCCCGGATGAATGTTACTCATTCTTATTTTCGCATTACGAAGCAACGCTGCTTTTTCTTTACGAGCACGAGCAACAATGTACTCCTGTACACCAAGCTTTGAATTGAGTATCTCGTATTGAATGTATGCGTAAATATATTTCTCAAAAAGTTTGTTGATGCTAATGTTTGCGTCATTGCCATTCTCCATCCCATCAGAGATATACTCGAGAATAACAGACTGACCATACATATCAGAGTTGAAGTTTATCACTCCTAATCTTTGGTCAATCGCAAAAGTCGGATTAAAATTTGCAGTCTCTGTATTAAGACCATAGCGCTCACCAAGACTGTAATCAAAATACCATACCCCATCAAGGCACCAACCGTACTGACCGTTGTAGCGGCTTTGTGGGTTAAGGTAAATGCTTTTCTTAATACCTTCCAAACGCTGTAGGTCAATCTGCGAAAACTCGGGAGATAGCGCATTGCCTTCTTGGTCAAATAATATCTTTCCGGTTTGATCCTGCAAATAAGCAAGCGAGGATAGGATTTGAATATTCTCTGTAAGGGGTCTGAGGTATCCATCTTTGTATAGATTTACTCTCACCCAATTCACATAATCAGATGGGAGAATATAGCGAAGCGTATCGTCAACCGTAAGCTCTAATACTTTTATCTGCTTGAACGCATCATAGTTAAGTTCTTGCACAGCACGCTTGGCGTGAAATAATATCTTAAAACGCTCTTCATTATTTACAAGCGAGTGATTGCCGGCATACATCAACATAAAGTTGTTGACGATATCATACAGACTCACGTATTGATACGAGCCCCAATTGGCATCTGTGGGTTGGTTACCACCATTCTCGTAATATTGGTATTGACTGATGTATGCCATAATTATTGCGATTGTTTTTGTTCTTCAGCAGCACCAAATTGAACAGCAGCTATTTCACGAATAGACATTCCTGCATATTGAAGAATCTTTGTTACAAGTTTATACTCATCCTCAATTGGAACTTCAAAGTCTTGATAGTCTACTTGCGATTGGTCAAACACAGGCTCACCATTTGCAAGTGTAATATACGTCCACTTGGGGTCTTTGGGATATCTAAAATAGTTTGCGTCTACTTCATTAGGAAGGTTAATGGTTGATGGATACACAGTAAGAATACTACCTTCTTGCGTATATGCAGGATACTGCTCAGTAGGAGCAGTAAGATTAGAAGTAGTAAGCATTGTGATTTTTATATGCGTTAACTTTTCTGCTTCACCTTTAAATACTCTTGGGTTTACAGATGCGTCATAACACATCACCTTATTGATCATAAAATAGTCGAAGCCTGTAGTAGTAATAGACGGAAGATAGAATCTGTTTGTGGCAGGAGCAACCTGTGTAAGTGTTGAGGTAAGTGCAAAAAGTTCCATCGCCTCTTCAACTGCCTTTCGTGTATCTGCATAACCCGTTCCTGAAGTACGGAGATTCTCCATATTCAAGAGCTTATTATACTCAGAAAAATATTCTTCAAATACCTCGAGCTGTGCCTGTTTAGAAAACAGGTTGAAGTCTGATGGTGATATGTATCCGTAGTTATTCTTATTCAGAACAGACAGAACGGTATTTCTGACTGAATTTATCATTATAGTCTTTTTACAAATATAAACAAAAAAAAGAGGGTATAGAAATACCCCCTTTACCTAAACACTATGAAACCATTAACCTATGCTAAATTATTTTCAAGCATCTTAAGGGCGTCTATTCCCTCATCAGTTTTGAGGAACTCAGCCACGGTAAAATATGGGTCTTGACCAAAAGGTACGGTTAGCATCTTCTTCTTATTGGAGTTGGTGTTAAACCAAACCTCCTTCTGCCCGTTTCTAAAGGTCAAAAGTTTATTCTCAAAGAACACGTGTACATTGGACTGAAGCTTCAGCATCGGGTCGCCAAGGATATTTACGAACCCTCTTGGGTCTTTCTTGGCATAAACCAATACGTCACGCTTAAGCTCCGCTGTAGTGAATCTTGATGGGTCCTTACCAAAAAGCACCCTCGCTACTGTCTCAAGCTGCTCTACAGATAGCTGACGAGCTTGTACTAAAGCATCCACTTCAGCACTTAAGTTCTCAACCTCTTTAGCTGCATCCTTCTCAGTATCAACCTCTATGAATGTACGTCCATTAAGAGGATGATAATGTAGGAATTGTTGGAGTACCGGGTTATTCTTAGGAACCCGAAGAAACCCGTTCTCAAATATAATAGGTTCGACAATGGCATTTCCATCTTGCTCGTCCTCAAAAGGGGTCTTTTGATTAACGGCGTATCTGAGAGGCTTATTGATGTTGTTTTCTTCATCAAACCACAACAGAGGGAATCGTCTTGTATTACGAGAAGGGATAGTATAAGAAAGAGGAGCGGAATCTCCTTTAAGCTTGTAAATCCTGTCAGCAGGAACTAAATTCTTTTTCATTAGATTTTAATTTGATTAAATTTTAAAATAAGGGGGAGTGCTAGAAAGCACCCCACCCTCTATTGATTGCTTGCTTATGAGCCATAACGGAACAACACGAAGTTGTTAGCACCCAACGTACAAACGCAACGCTCAGAAAGGAAGTTAACCTCCATTGCATCGAGATCGCTTGTTTGAGCACCACCGGCAGAACCTGTAATCCAAGTCTTGTAACGGCGGTCTTCAGTCTCAGACGCTCTGTAACGAACGTGCAAGAATGGACGCTTAGCGTTCTTGCCAAGGATTTGGTCGTACACAGTTGTAGAACCGGCAGGAACCAAAAGACCTGTTACAGTGCCTGCAGCAGAAGCACCTGTTGGCAATCCACCACGCATAGTAGGATCGTTCAGGTATTTCCAATCAGACTTGTAGAAGTCATATCCACGGCGGAAGCCTGTGAATCCAAGATTCAAAGCCATATCCTTGTCATTGTCGAACAAACCATAAGAAGTACCATTGGCACCGTAGCTGTTCTGAGAAGCAAGCATATCGTCAATGTCAAAGCTGAAAGCGCGGTTTACGAAGATTACGTTCTCTTCGATTGCACCCTGCTTGTCAAGACGAGAGATGATGCTGTCAAAATCAACAAGAGTGGTTGGGTTACCACCGCCCCATACGTTACCACGGCTGTTAACAACGTAGAAGATACCTTCTGAACCTTTGTTACCGTAAGTTGGGTTTAATGCAGCGTTAGCAGCACCTGAACCTGACTCAGCAGGAACAGCCTCGATCATTGCAGTCTCAAGGTAGTCCTCGAAACGCAAGCGAGTTTCGTGCTCACTCTTCAAATACCAAAGATATCCGGTAGCACCGTTTTCAGTGGTTACTTCTACCCATCCAATCTGTGCCATATCAGAACCGCTTACAGCGTATTTGTCCTTGATGATGATTGGAGAGTTGTCGAAGATTTCATCTTCAGCTTCCAAAGAACCGATCATTCCAACAGTTCCTTTCTTGAATTCAGAACCATAGATCCATACAGACAAAGTATCTGTAGAAGCAAAAGTCTGTCCACCTGCCTCGTAGTAAGCTACATCGAAAGTACCGTTTGTGGTGTTAACCGCAGTAACGATACCCTTGTTGCTAAGACCGGTTGCGTTGTCAGAAAGAAAAACTGTTTGACCTGCACGGATAGCGATACCGCTTACGTTAGCATCACTTACAGTGATAGTAGCGGAGTCGTCACCTGCATCGCCATCAGAAGCACAATCTACATACTTAGTATGTAAACGTCCTTGTTCAGCCCACTTAATCATATCTGAGTTAGAGGGCATTTCAGCACCTACCATACGTAGGAAAGATGCTACAGTGCGATTACCATAACGCTCAAATTCCTTCTCATAAGTATCAGGAAGATACTGATTCAGGAAGTTGAAGTTGGTAATGTAGTTTGTCGAGAGTGGTACCTGCTCCGCACTTGGCTGGAGCTGATAACCGGGTGAGG